TATCTTGACTGTGGCACTAGTGGCGGTGTTTACGGTTTGGACCGTGGATACTGTCTTATGGTTGGTGGTGCAAATTTTGCAGTATCCGCCTGCGCTCCTATCTTTAGAGCACTCGCCCCAGGTATTGCCGCTGCCGAACGTACCGATCCTCTAAGTCATTTTACATCAGCAGAACATGGTTGGTTGCACTGTGGACCACCAGGGGCAGGTCATTTTGTAAAGATGGTTCATAACGGAGTTGAGTATGGGATCATGCAAGCATACGCAGAAGGATTTAATATCCTGCATGAAGCTAATGCTGGGTCAAAGTACGTTGCTGAAGGTGATGCTGAGGTTGCTCCAATGGACAACCCAGAAGATTATCAATATGATATTGACGTTGCTGAAGTTGCTGAGCTTTGGCGTCGTGGTAGCGTGGTTGGCAGTTGGTTACTTGATCTTACCGCTGATGTACTACGGAGTGATAACGAACTTCGCAAGTTCGATGGGGGAGTATCAGACAGTGGTGAGGGTCGTTGGACTGTCCACGCTGCTGTGGATCTTGGCGTACCCGCTCCTGTCCTTAGCACGGCACTATTTGAACGATTTAACTCTAGGCGACTAGGTGCATTTGCCAACCGTGTTCTCAATGGAATGCGATATATGTTTGGTGGTCATGACGTTCGCTGATGTCCTTCTTTGGGGAGCAATACCCTTTGTACTATCCACAATCTATTTCGGGTTACGAAAAGGTGAAAATGTCTACTACGAATCTGACAACTATGATGGAAACGGAACCGCTCACTAGGGGTATTGTTATCTTCGGTGCCACAGGTGATCTGTGTAAGAAAAAACTTATCCCTGCACTTTATAAACTTTGGGAGAAAAAACTTTTACCAAACAATTTTACAATCACTGGTTGTGCAAGGAGAAATCCTACAGCACAACAATGGAAAGAAAATCTTGGAGATTATCCTGATGAGTTTTTACATCATTTGGATTATGTTTCAGCAGACTTAGATAACGTTGATACTATCAGACATCTTCCTGATTACTTAGACGACAACACATATTTTCTATCTGTACCACCAGAGAGGTATGCCAATGCCATTCAAAATCTCAAAGAGGCAGGAAAACTTGAAGACCCAGAAAGATCCCGTGTGGTTATTGAAAAACCCTTTGGGCACGATTATCAATCTGCTGATCATCTACAGTCAGTGGTGGAGCGACATCTACGCGAAAAACAAGTATATCGCATTGACCATTATCTCGGTAAAGATACTGTTAATAACATCCTTGCCACCCGTTTTAGCAATATTCTACTGGAACCACTTTGGAATAGGCAGTACATAGAAGAAGTACAGATCTTTGCATCAGAGACTATTGGTTGTGAAGGTCGCTCACAATACTACGAGACTGCTGGTGCTGTACGCGACATGTTGCAGAACCATATCCTTCAGGTTCTAGCATTGATTGCCATGGAACCTCCTAGCAAATTAAATGCCAAGGAATTAAGACGTGAGAAGACAAAGGTGCTTGCCGCCACTAGACTATCTGGAAACATTATCTTAGGACAATACGATGGATACCGTAGCGAAGAGGGCGTTAATCCTAACAGTCACACTCCTACCTATTTTGCTGGCACTTTATTCGTCGATAACTGGCGTTGGGAGGGAGTACCTTTTCACGTTATGACTGGCAAGAAAATGCCATACGGATGCGTAGAGGTAGTCATTAAAATGAAGGAACCTCCACAACAACTATTTGATGGACACGAATATAATGATAGGATTGTTATGCGTCTCCAACCTAGTCCTCATTTAGATATTAGGATGGATATCAAAAGTCCTGGACTGAATGATAACGTAGAAACAGCAACACTAACACATGCGTACCCACAAGACCGTGCCATTGATGGATATGAGAAACTCCTTTATGATGCTATCAATAATGATCAGTCGCACTTTGTACATGCAGATGAAGTGATGGAGAGTTGGAGGATTGTAGATGATCTTCTTTGCACTGGAACATCATGTCCAATTCGCACTGTTCCATATCTCTACATGCCTAATACTTGGGGACCAACCCATAAAGTAGATTTCATAACCAATTGGGATTATCCAAGATGATCTTGTTTGTTAGACATACAATGGAAAGTTCATGGGGGATAGGAGTTCTATCCCTTATGTTAGTAGTGGTTCCTATCATTGGTATGGATCTTGTCCATAAATATGGATGGGAACATTGGGAACCATTTTTTAAACATGAACATCATACTGAAACCACTGGAGAACACGAATGATCCAGTGTGGAGTGTGATCATTAGTATCGCCATACTCCTGATAGGCGTGGGTTGGGTAATTAAATATATACTAGGTATTGACGAGAGAGAATCCCATGGGAGCGATGACACCCCCAAGTCGTAAGAGTTGTTACAACTTTCGAGTGGTATCGATAGATAAAGTGTTGGACGGAGATACTATCGATGTCACAATTGATCTCGGTTTTGACCTTTATAAAAAAGAGAGAGTTAGAATTGCTGGTGTGGACACGCCAGAGAAACGTACCAGAGATCTTGAAGAAAAAGCATTAGGTATTGATGCAACCAACTGGATGAAAGATAAGTTGGAGGGCGCTATCAGTGGAGACGATGAACTCACTATTCGCACTGAGTTGGTTGGTGGTATGGGTAAGTACGGTCGCCTTCTTGGTTGGTTATATATTGGAGACGCAGAACTATCATTGAACGAGCAGATGATTACCGAAGGGTATGCTTGGGAATATGATGGTGGCACAAAGAAAAAAGATTTTGAAGAGTTAAGAGAAATCAGGAGAGAACATGGAACGCTCGCCTGAGGGAGAAGAGTTCGATTACACCATGTTCCTTAATATTGAAGACGTTAGGTTGCTATACAGTCATGTGTGTTATTCACTTGAGATATGGCCTGGCGCTCCAGCAAGACCTGTGGAGGAACAAGAGTACCTACACCACTTCAAAAATCAATTGTTTGCAATGATTGCAGACTACTCATTTTCGCAACTTGACACAGACAGATAAATCTTAATTATTCTTTACATTATTTTTTCCTACATACGGTATAATTGTATTGTAACTGAGTGTAACATATGCTGGGTCTCTACGTCGTAATAGCAATTGTAATTCTGTGCATTGCATACGCTGGTGTGGAAGAGACAATGCGATTATTTGCATACCTAGATCTTCAGTTGCGATATTCGTGGGTTCGTTTTAAACTAATGATTATGCGTCGTAAGTTGAAACAACAACTTATTAAGGACCTACCTGAATACAACAAACTCATAAAGGAGCATACCAACGATGACCGATGATAGGGAACTGTCTGACTTGTCATTAGACAGGAAGGAATGTCCAAAGTGTGGTGCCATCTGGTTGGGAGGTCAGCACTACTGGTCGGGAACGGGAGCAAAAGGTAATGATTTAGATCTTGCTGGTTTGGTTTGTAACAACCTTGCTGATGCTCAATGTATCAATCCTGTCAGAGGACAAACTGGAGGAGATACTTGGGCGAAAAGACTGGAAGATCTAGAGAAAGGAGAAGAAGATAAACAAGGAAAATGGTGGGACAAATAGATGATAAAGGTGATTGAAAATGCTTGCTCTATTAATATCGCTTCACTGCTATATGATAAAGCAATCAGATCTACAGAATGGCACTTCAAATTTCCACAAGAAACAACTCTAGAAAATAAACATCCAAAACTCGATATTATTGATAACGAAATCAAGAACGAGTTTCTTGCAGGTGTTGCATGTTCTATGCTATTAAATGTTTTTGATGCTGGCGGGAAGGATTACTTTTTTCCTGAAATATTTTATTGTGGAGTTTCTATCAAAGACAGGCATAGAAAAGATAATGTCCACACAGATGCTGCCAACATGAAAGTTCTCTCTATTCTAAATCCAGATTGGAAAGAAGAATGGGGTGGAGGATTTTATTATGATGGTAATACTTACAATCTCAAACCAGGAGATTTTTGTATTTTTGATGCAACCAAACCACACGCTGCTGCGGATATCCGTACAGATAAAAAGCGTGTTGCTATTGACTTTTGGGTAAGACCAATAAATAGTCAGTAGTGAACTAGTATTGTTGTGTCTAGTAATGATGTATATCTTGGTAACCCGAACCTAAAGAAAGCGGGCACACCAATTCAATTTACTAAGAAGCAAATTGATGAATGGATCAAATGTAAGAATGATCCAATCTATTTTGCGACTAACTATATTAAGATCATCTCTCTGGATGAAGGTTTGGTTCCCTTCAGCATGTATGATTTCCAGAAAGAAATTCTTAATGACTTCCACAATAATAGATTTAACATTGCGAAACTTCCTAGACAGACTGGCAAATCGACCACCGTTGTTGCCTATCTTCTTTATTACGCTATCTTCTACGATAGTGTTAACATTGGTATTCTTGCTAACAAAGCTTCAACAGCTAGAGAGTTACTCGGTCGCCTTCAACTAGCATACGAGAACTTGCCAAAATGGATGCAGCATGGTATCCTAGTGTGGAATAAAGGTAATGTCGAACTTGAAAACGGATCAAAAATTCTGGCTGCTTCTACATCTGCAAGTGCTGTCCGAGGCATGTCGTTCAATATCCTCTTCCTCGATGAGTTTGCGTTCGTTCCAAACCATGTTGCAGAGCAATTCTTTGCCTCTGTTTATCCTACTATTACGTCTGGTAAATCAACGAAAGTAATTATCATCTCCACTCCTAACGGCATGAACCACTTCTATAAGATGTGGGAAGATGCTAGGAGAGGTAAGAATGACTATGTTACAAATGAAGTACATTGGTCTCAAGTTCCTGGACGTGATGCTAAATGGAAAGAGGAGACAATCAAGAACACGTCACCTAGACAGTTCGCACAAGAATTTGAATGTGACTTCCTTGGTTCTGCTGACACGTTGATTAGTCCAGCAAAACTCCAGACTATTCCATTCCATGACCCGATAGCTAGCAATGCAGGACTTGACGTTTACACGAGAGCAGAGAAGGATCACGAATATATCATTACTGTTGATGTTGCCAGAGGAATTGGCGGCGACTATAGTGCTTTCCTCGTGTTTGATATCACCACGATGCCGTATAAGATCGTTGCGAAGTACAGAAATAATGAGATTAAACCTGTTCTGTTTCCATCCGTCATCTTCCAAGTAGCGAAGGAATATAATAATCCATACATCCTGGTAGAAGTAAATGATATTGGCGATAGTATTGCTGCTACTCTTAATTACGATCTTGAATATCCTAACGTCCTTATGTGCGCGATGCGAGGTAGGGCAGGTCAAGTCGTTGGACAAGGATTTTCAGGATCAAAGACACAACTAGGTGTCAAGATGAGTGTGACCGTTAAGAAGATCGGTTGCGCTAACCTCAAAGCAATTATTGAGGAAGACAAGTTATTGTTCAATGACTTCCAGATCTTCCAAGAACTTACCACGTTTGTACAGAAGAAACAAGCGTGGGAAGCAGACGAAGGTTATCACGATGACCTTGTAATGTGTATGGTATTGTTTGCATGGTTGGTCATGCAGGAATACTTTAAAGAGATGACCGATCAGGACATCCGTAGGAGAATTTATGAAGAACAAAGAAATCAAATTGAACAAGATATGGCTCCCTTTGGGTTTATCGATGATGGCATGGGCGACGATACCTTCATGGATGCTGACGGAGATCTGTGGGCATACGGAGACAAGCAGGAAGAGGTCGGTTATATGTGGAACTACTGATGGATATTGGGGATCAGTTCAGTCTGGAACACCTTCTTTTCAAAGAGAGAAAATGTAGATCTTGTGGTAAGAAAAAAAATTTGATTGAAGATTTCTATATGACTAGGAAATCTAAAAGAGGATTGCCTTCAGGATATTCATATGAATGTAAAGAATGCACAATCATGCGTGTAGTTGCAAGCAGGATGGCGGATAAGATATTAGACAGGTGGGAATATCCAGACTGGTAGTGTGTTCATGCATTGTTTCCCCTCTTGAGAGATGGGAATTTCTAAATACTTTTAGATAAATTTGATATCTAAGAGGTAAAAATACATGGCAAGTCAAGTCTCGCCTGGTGTTGTTATTAGAGAACGTGATTTTTCCAATGCAACTTTGGTTGGTACTAGCTCTATTCGTGGTGCTATTGCTTCCGCTTTTGCAAAGGGACCCGTAGGCAAAATTACAAACATTGGTTCTGAGAGAGAACTAATCGATACATTCGGCGCACCAGTCGAGGCTAACGCTGGCGACTGGTTGGTAGCATCCGAGTTCCTCCGTTACGGTGGACAACTCGCTGTTGTTCGTGCTGCAACTGGCGTACTAAACGCAACTCTAGATGGTAGTGCAGTTCTTATCGGTGATAAGGATGCATTCGATGCTGGTGTTGGCGCAGGCGAAAAGTTTGCTGCAAGAGATGCAGGTGCCGCTGGTAACAACCTTCGCGTTGTTATCGTAGACCGTGGTGCTGATTTCACCATCACTAAGTCTTCTCACGGTTTGTCTGTTGGTGGTACATACACTGACGACGCTTCTGTTGGACACGAAGTTGTTGAAGTAGTTGACGCAAATACCTTCAGAGTTATTCAAGGTACTGCTGCTCCTACTCCTGCATCTGGAGATCAATCTGCTGCATTCACCAATTCTGATTGGAACGCAACAGCAATTGCTTCCACAGGTCTAACTTACAAAGCAATCGGTCCTCGTCCTGGAACATCTGCTTTCGCTTCTGAGCGTTATCTTTCCCATGACGAAGTACACGTTGCAGTTATCGACGAAAGCACAAACGCAGTTGTCGAAAGACTAACTTATCTTTCCAAACTATCTGACGCTAAGTCTGCTGAAGGTGCTAGCACCTATTGGAAGGATTATGTAAATGAGTTTTCTGGTTACGTTTATGCAGGTTCTGCACTAACCTCTGCCGAGTTTACAACTGCTGGTGAAGATCCTGGTGCTGCTGCTGCATCTTATGGTGCTACTGCTGCTGCTCCACTAAACCTAGCAAGAATTCTCAAGACTGCAGGTGGTGCTCTATCTGGTGGTACTGATGACTATGCATACACTGCTGGTGAAATTCAATCAGCATATGACCTATTCCTAGACACCGAAGAAACCGAGATCGATTTCGTTCTCATGGGTGGTAACGGTGCTGACGAGACTGATACTCGTGCTAAGGCAGGTTATGTTGCTTCTATTGCAAATAGCAGAAAAGATTGCATTGCATTCGTTTCTCCTTGGACTGGTGATCAGGTTGCTACTTCTGGTGGCGCTGCTCTCACTCCTGCAACTCAACTTGCAAACACCCTAGAGTTCATGGACACAATTGCATCCAGTTCCTATGTTATCAAGGACAGCGGTGTCAAGTATGTCTATGATCGTTTCAACGACAAGTATCGTTACGTTGGTTGCAACGGCGACGTTGCTGGTCTCTGTGTTGCAACATCTAGAATTCAAGATGATTGGTTCTCCCCTGCAGGTCTAAACCGTGGTGGTCTACAGAACGTTGTTAAGTTAGCATTCAATCCTAACAAAGCACAGCGTGATGACCTCTACACTTCTGCAATTAACCCAATCGTTTCTCTACCTGGCGCAGGTCCTGTTCTCTTTGGAGACAAGACTGCACTAGCATCTCCTTCCGCGTTTGATCGTATCAACGTTCGTCGTCTCTTCCTCAATATTGAGAAGAGAGCAAGAGGTCTAGCAGAGAGCGTACTGTTTGAGCAAAACGATAATGTCACTCGTGGTGCATTTAACGCTGCACTATCTGGTTACCTTGCTGAAGTTCAGGCACGTAGAGGCGTTACTGATTTCTTGGTTGTTTGTGATGAAACAAACAATACACCTGAAGTCATTGATCGTAACGAGTTCGTCGCTGAGATTTTTGTAAAACCAACTCGCTCTATTAATTACGTTACAGTCACAGTTACTGCAACTAAGACAGGTGTCTCATTCTCCGAAGTCATCGGTAGATAATTAATAATAGAGAAAACATAACGAGGTAAAAACAATGGCATCTTCTAACGTAAGTTCATTTCTTTCAATTATTGGGCAAGGCGTCAAGCCCAATATGTTCAATGTTGATATCGATTTCCCTGCTGGGTTCGATCAACAACTCGTAGAGGCAGGTGCAGGCACAAGTCTAGCATCTTCTCTAGGAGACAACTCAAAGGTAGAACTCGCTTCTATCCTTTGTAAGTCTGCTGCACTCCCAGGTTCCAACCTAGGTGTGATCGAAGTTCCTTTCAGAGGAAGAACAGTTAAGATCGCGGGTGACAGAACCTTCGATACTTGGACTGCTACCTTCTTCAACGATAAGGACTTTAAACTCCGTGCTCTCTTTGAAGCATGGGCGAACAGCATCAACACTCACGCCGACAACACTTCCGAGCGTTTCATTCCAGATAGTCAGACAACTGGTTACATGGCTAACCTATTTGTCACTCAAATGGAGAAGGACAACACCGCAACTGGTGCTGCACTGAGAACATATCAGTTGCATCATTGCTTCCCAACTAACGTCTCTCCAATCGAACTTGCTTATGATAGCAACGATCAGATTGAAGAGTTTACAGTTGAATGGCAGTATTCTTACTTTACTGCTGCTAAAGGTAAGGGTGGTTCTTCTATCACGGCATCTAATCGTGAAGGCGTATCGGGTGTTCCCGTAGTTTGATAAATAGTTGAACGCTCAACTATTAAACTATAATCATGAGTCAGTTATTTGGCTTCCAGATTAACAGAAAGGAGGGGCAGAGGGGACAATCCCCTGTCCCTCCTTCTGCTGATGAACCCATCGCCGTAGCGGCAGGTGGGTACTATGGAACGTATGTGGATACGGACAATCAAGCTCGTAATGAGTTTGAGATGATCCGTCGTTATCGTGACATGGCAATTCACCCTGAGGTGGATAGTGCTGTTGACGAAGTTGTAAATGAATTCATTGTTAGTGATGCACACGACACCCCTGTAGAAGTCAACCTTGACAATCTACCTGTTGGTGCTGGCATCAAAAACAAAATTCGTAATGAGTTTGAGTATATCAAACGTTTGCTAAATTTTGACAATCGCGCACACGAGATTGTTAGAACTTGGTATATCGATGGTAGATTATTCTATCATAAGGTTATCGATCTAGATAATCCAAAGAAAGGTATTACGGAACTTCGTTATATTGATCCAATGAAGATCAAGAAGGTCCGTCAAAAAATTGACAACGCCCCGAAAGATGCTCTAGCACGTGCAGCAATCAAAGGCACAGCACTTGAGTATGAATACGGAACGTTTGTTGATTACTATCTTTACAATCCAAAAGGATTTTATAAAGGTGGTGTCCTAGGACCAGTTGGCGATATGTCACTGTCACAGGGCGTTAAGATGGCAACCGACAGTATTACATTCTGTCCATCTGGTTTGCAAGATCTTAACAAAAGAATGACACTTGGTTTCTTGCATAAGGCAATCAAGTCACTCAATCAACTCAGGATGATCGAAGATAGTCTTGTTATCTACAGACTGTCACGCGCACCTGAAAGAAGAATTTTTTACATTGACGTTGGTAATCTACCTAAGGTAAAGGCAGAACAATACCTTCGCGATGTAATGTCTCGCTATAGAAACAAACTAGTCTATGATGCACAGACTGGTGAGATGCGCGACGACAAAAAGCACATGAGTATGCTAGAGGATTTCTGGTTACCTCGTAGAGAGGGTGGACGTGGCACTGAGATCACGACACTGCCTGGAGGACAGAACCTTGGAGAACTCAAGGATGTTGAGTATTTTAAAAAGAAACTCTATAACTCTCTCAATCTTCCTCCTTCCCGTCTCACAGACGACAATAAAGGATTTAACCTCGGTAAAACCACTGAAGTCCTCCGTGATGAACTTAAGTTTACCAAGTTCATCGGTCGTCTCCGTAAGAGATTTTCTGAGATGTTCCAAGACATGCTCAAGACCCAACTTATCCTCAAGGGAGTAATCTCCCCTGAAGATTGGGATGACATGAAGGAGCACATCCAGTATGACTATCTCTTTGATAATCATTTCAATGAACTAAAAGAAATTGAAATGATGAACCAAAGAATGATGACTGTCACTCAGATGGATCCTTTCGTTGGTAAGTATTTCTCTACGGAGTATGTTCGTCGCCATATCCTAGGTCAGACCGATAAGGACATGAAGGAGATCGATAAACAGATGAAGGGCGACATTGCTTCTGGTCTTGCTATCGATCCTGCTGAAGCAAATATGCTCGATCAAATGTCTCAACAGAACACTGCCATGGCACCAGAAATTGCTGGTATGCAGGCAGATGATGCTGCGGAAAGACAAGAACTTGCTGCCGATGCAGCGTCGGAAAGAGAGGTGGATAAAGCAAAGAAAATGCCTTCACCTTCCGCATCTACTAAATAAATTATACTGAATTGTTATTATGGCAGAAAAAACTGAAGTTAATTCGCACCAAGGTGAGGTAGATATCGTCAATCAAATTGCCGATAATCAACGCGCTGGTGCCATTGATGCAATCCATGATATGTTATTTGCTAAAGCATCTGATGCTATGGCAGATTACAAAAAAGTGGTAGCGAATTCATTCTTTGATGAACCAACCGAAACAGAAACTACCGATGAAACTGATAACGGAAACGATTGAAGACGTTAAACTCCTTACTGAGGAGAAAGACGGAAAGAAACTTCTCTATATTGAAGGCGTATTTCTTCAATCAGAATTAAAGAACCGCAATGGTCGTATGTATCCTTTTAGTGTCTTGGAACGTGAAGTTGCAAGATACAATGAAGAGTATGTAAAATCAAAGCGTGCTCTAGGTGAACTCGGTCATCCTGATGGTCCTACTATCAATCTTGATAGAGTGTCACATAGAATTGTTTCCCTAAAAGCAGAAGGTAATAACTTCATTGGCAAGGCACAGATCCTTGACACGCCTATGGGTAACATTGCAAAGAATTTGCTAGGTGAAGGAGTTCAGTTAGGTGTTTCCTCCCGTGGTATGGGAAGCATCCAGAAGAAAGAAGACTGCAATGTTGTTGCAGACGACTTCATGCTAACAACTGCTGCAGATATTGTAGCAGACCCTTCCGCTCCTGACGCATTTGTCAATGGAATTATGGAAGGTAAAGAATGGGTATGGGACAACGGTCTCCTAAAGGAGCGCGAAGTTGCTAAATACCAACGTTATATCGAAAGCGCATCGCGCCAGGAATTGGAAGAGAAGACGCTCAAAGCATTTGAGCATTTCCTCGGAAAACTCTGATTTATAAATAAACTTAGATTAATTATACGGAAATTACGAGGTAAACTCAAATGTCAGATAAGCTTAACGAAAAGTTTGAGGAGTTCGTTACCGAGCAAAAGGT